TAACAAGAACACCGGCAATTGTGCCAACCTGGTCTTCAGCGTCAACATCCGTAAAGTCGGCGTCGGCCGTGGTATCGCACTCCTGAAGTTTTGCGGATACCGGGAGTGTGGCGGTGTTGGGGACAAACACCCCATAGTTAAGAACGAAACTCAGCGATCTGCCGCTAGTTACAGGGACAATAGTCGACTTGGCTGCACCAGCTGCCCGGCTCTTGGCCTCAAGCAACTGAACAACAGCAAGATGGTTTTTCTGATCACGAAGCATAGTAACCTCCTGTTAAGTAGTGGGGGCCGAAGCCCCCACCGGTGTAAGAAAGAACCACAAGTTCCCTCTTAAGCTTTCATCTGCAAGTACTGGACCGCTGCCGGGCGCAGGAGACGGCCATCGAGGCGTTTGTAGCCTCTGAACCCGACCTGACCAGTAATAGCATACAGTTCGTTGAGTCGCTGCATTACAGCATTCTTGCGATCGACCAGGAGATATTCTTTATAGTCGCCGAAAAGAATACACTTAGCGGACGCGGCGAATGCTGCGATATCATCAGAGATCTCAACAGGTTTGCCGAGGATCATATCGGGCTGGCCTGCAACGAGACCGGGCTGCCACATGTAGTCACCAGTAACCGCATTCTTCAGTTTTCTGATCACCTTGGCGGTAAGGTCAGCCATAAGGAATTTCGCAGACGCGCGGTGGTATCTGGGCAGGGCATGGAACAGGTCAATCAGTTCATCAGAGGTGATTGCGTTGTTTGCCGCGGTGGTTACACCGAGGGTTGCGTCAAGAATAATACCACGTGGTTTACCGGCTCCGTCGCCTGTAAGGATAGCGGTTTCTTCTTTTCTACCGTAACGTTTGGCGAATCCTGACGCGATCCATGGGATAATCGGGAATGAAGAGTCCTGCAGTAATTCTTCGCTGACTTTAACGAGAGCGGTCAGCTTGTGGTTACCAACGTTCTTGGTTGAGAAGCTACCTTCAGAGTCGATAAAGGTCTTTTCCTCGCCCTTCCAGTACGCTTCACCATAGCTGTCTTCGAACGGAATGTCGCGGTCCGAGCCACTGTTAATAACGGTGACCAGTCGGCGCATGATATTCTCGTTTTCCAGCAATGGTCTAATCTGAGATTCCATTTCAGTAGAAACGAAGTAGCCACCCTTCGGGTCGTCTGCTACGTGCAGTGAGCGCAACTGGGCCTTGTCTGCTTCGTTGCCGTTTCGAATCATTGCTTCGAAGGCTGAACGATACTCGGGGGTGCCGAACGGGTCGAGAATTTTACCTGTCGAGGCGCCTACTACAGAACGGACAGAAGCACCATTCGGGGTTGAGGTTTCTGCTTCAAGCTGAGACTGGCGTTCTTCCCGCTCGTACTCAACCTTAAGAGAATCAACATCCACCATGATCTTTTCATACTGGGCTGTTTCTTCTGCAGTCAGCCCACGTTTTTCGACGTCGGCTTTGGTGAGGATTGATCTGGCCTGTGTGACCAAACCCGCACGGTGTTCACGTTTCTCCATAGGGGTCATACATTTTCTCCTTAAGATTTTTCTGCAAGGTCCAAGTTCAGCTGAGTAAGTTTCAGGCGCTCCTGCGACTGCTCCCACTCGACTGCAGGTTCATCGGGGCCAGCCCCAACTCCACCTTTTTCCTCACCCTGCGGCTGTCCATTTTTTTCCAACTTCGTACGAATCTCTGCCGGTATCGATTCGATGCTTCTAAGCTGAAGGTCGGTGTCTTCATAAGCCGGGAAAGTCACCGGTGAGACGTCAAAAAGATCTACATCAAGTAATGTACGAATTATTTTTCCATCGACTTCGTCCCAGCTATCCTTGATAGTACGAAACTGAAAAGACATCTGATCAACATCTTTGCGCTCAATGCTTTTTCTTAAATCGCTGACCCATCCGACATCCGGGGGATTTATCTCAATAATAAGCCCCCGTTCGTCTTTTGCCAAAGTAAGCGTTCCGCTCTTTGTTCTTCCAAGCACGAAGTTAGCGTCATGATTCCAGAGCGCTCGGACGTCCTGATTATTCTGCAGTGCCCGGTCGAAGGCCCCTGGAGCTACTCTTTCCTGGAAACCGCCCAAGTCAAGAGACAAGGTGTTAAACACAGCGGCGTGACCGATGATCATACCGGAAGCATTAGTCTCAAGCCCGGCGATTACGTAATTTCTTTTTTCCAGTTTCATGTTATTTCCCTTCCTTGTCGAGGATGGCCATTATGACCACAGGGTTGCAAGTCGCCTCAGAACTCAGGGCTTGCTGAATTTGCTGGCATAGGGTGCCATTATCTGCCCCCGTGGCAAGGCATACGGCCCTCGTGGCGCTCTCGATATAAGCCCTTTGGCGCTCTGGCTTGCCCTTGCTGGCCAAGTCGGTTACGCCCCTTTTAACAAGCCTATCCGCCGCGTCCTCTTTCATGATTTGAAGAAAACGTTTTGCATCTGGGGAACCAGGAAGGCTTTCGTCAGCACTCTGCCCTTCCTCGATGGCTTTACCGGCTGGCTGCGCCACCTTCTTAATGTGAGCTTCCACCAGTTTGGTCATAAGCTCAAGCGGCGTGTAATTCATTGGAGCTATATGGATCTGGCCTAATCCGTTTGGAAGTGGATTCATGTTCTCAAGCGCTCTGATCTCGTCCAGATTCATCCACCCGTTTTGGCGGGCTATCTGGTAGCCCGCCATACGAGCAGAGAAATCTCCACGAAGTAGAGCATCCAACTTAAACTCCGCGAAATACTGTTTGCGTTCCCTTGGTCCGATAAGTTTGGCGTTGATAGCCTGCTCAAATCGGATGATCCAAGGGCGCAAACAAAACACAACAAACTCAAGAGCATTCTGCTCATTATTTTTGCTACTAACGTCCCCAGCGAAAATCATATGCAAAGGAACATTATAAATACGCGCGATATCAGCGACCTGGAATTCTCTGGTCTGAAGAAATTGTGCGTCGTCAGGAGCCATCTGTATCTGGTGGTACTTCATACCTTCTTCAAGGATTGCCACCCGCTGTGCATTAGCAAGGCCCCGGTGTCGGCGCTCAAAGTCTTCCAGTAGGCGTTTGTAAGCCTTATCGCCAAGCTCGCCAGGATGCTCAAGAACTCCGCCCGGTTTGGCACCATTACCAAAAAAGCGAGCTCCGAACTCTTCAGCCGCCAAAGCAAGTCCGATGGATTCACTGAAAACGTGGACGGGGGAGAATCCAACTATACCGTCCCAGCCCATGCCCGGTATATGGAGAACCTGCCAGGACTGCAAGGTTACTATCGTTCCATCTTCGGTGAAAACATCATAAACGATAGTTCCCGTGGTGGCAAGCCTGCGGGGATTAACTTTATTCGGAGACAGCGGCCAAAGAGCTAGAGGTCTAAACCCTTGACCATAATCAATTTCTGCGTAGGCGTTGCCAGCCTGCACCACAAACAGAGACATCAGCTCCCAGAAGGTGAAAGCAGTCATTTCGGGATTAGGCTGGACCTTCAAAAGCTGGTAAAGCTGGTGATCAACCGCCTTCTCGCGACCGCTATCCCCAACCCGCTTATAAAGGACACAAGGCAGAGAAGCGATACCCTCAACGATCCTACGGACACAAGCCCACACGGCGGTAGCCCGCAAAGCTGTCTGTTCATTGATTGTTACTCCTGAGGAAGTGCTGTGGCCCCCGGTGATTGCGGAGAGAAGCTCGGGTGAGGGTTTGGCGAGTGAAGAACGTTCCTCTGGCTTAGCCGCCAAGGAGCCATTTCCACTCAACATTCTTGAGAAGTATTCCCTCAGACCCATAAAGCCTCCATTTCCACAGCATTTCATGATTATAAAAGAAAGCCGGAAGAAACACAACAGAAATAAAGATCCTACAGTGAGCGGAGTCCGCGCTCCTCATACACACTCGCGGAGCTGAAGTCGCGCAGAGCCCCATCGACAGCCATTATTGAAGCGATTATACCATCGATCCTCGAGGTGCTGGTTGATTTATCCGGCTTTATACTTCCTGTTGGATCTTCTTTTACCGTAATGTTTCCAGCCATCCAGTTCATCACAGGATTATTACCATGATGAATGCGAGCCTCGGTTACACACTTCAAGAACTCCTTGCTGGCTGGTGACATACTGGCGTAGCCCTGCCGGAACTCAACCATAGTCAGCCCTTCATCCAACAAGTCTTTAACCAGCTCGGTAGCGGACCATGGATCGTAGGCTATCTGCTCGAGCCGGTAAAGTTTTGCCGCGTCTTCCAGGTATTTTTTAATAAAGTCTTTTTTGATTGTTTTTCCTGGAGTAGCAGTTATGAAACCATCACGAACCCAAGCATCGTAAGGCACCCTATCTCTGTCTATCTTAAGTTTTAAGTTCTCCTGTGGTATCCAAAAGTGTGGCACAAGCCGAACGGTTTCATCCTCCATCGGAAAAGCAAGAACAAGAGCGGTAAGGTCAAGACTGCTAGACAAGTCAAGGGCGGCAAAGCATCTCCGACCTTTCATGTCCTCAATGTTAAAGCTAGGCCCCGCCGACGACATCCAAACGTCCATATCCATCCAACGCGTTACCTGCTGCGTCCAAATGTTCAAGTATAGTCTTTTGAAGGTATTTTGAGCCGCTGGAATGTTCATTGCCTTAAAACATTCTTTCTGTAGAAAGGCAAGCTTGATCGATACGCCGAGATTTGGATTAGCCTTGTACCATGTCGCTTCATCCTTCCAATCGTCGTCTGGGCCGGCTGCTCGAATATAGCCATGGAAGGTTGGATCGATAATCGTCCCGGCGATTACACGCTCTGCGTAATCATGCTGCTCGTAACAAATGGTTGATCTATCGAAGCCAGCCGTGGTTATCGCAATCATCAAGGGCTGACGACGAGCACCCATAGAAGTCGAAAGAACGTCCCAGAGGTCTCTGTTTGGAGCCGCATGAAGCTCATCATAAAGCACAGCATGAGCGTTCTGGCCATGCTTAGAGTAAGCGTCCGACGAAAGAGCTACAAACACGCTATTGGTCGGTCGGTAAACAATTCTTTTCTGAGACTCGATGATTTTGCAGCGCTTTCGCAGAGCTGGGTTATTTTCGACCATAACCACAGCGGCTCGAAAAATGATGGCTGCCTGCTCTCGATCGGCGGCTGCAGAATAGACCTCAGCACCCGGCTCATTATCACCGACCATTAAAAGAAGGCCAAGTGCCGCGATTAGCTCTGTCTTCCCGTTCTTTCTCGGAATCTCTATATAAGCTGTCTGAACCATGCGAAAGCCGTCTGGTTTCAGATTTCCGAAAATCGGGTTGATAATGTCTGTAATCTGCCAGTCCTGGAGCACAAAAGGCTTGCCAGCCCACTCACCCTTCGTATGTGTGAGCATCTGAACAAAATCGACCGCCTCTTGCGCTCTTTCAGGACAGAACATTAGTTATTCTTGGCTCTACTTCGTTTAAGAAAAGATTCCATTTCGTCTGTTTCTTTTTCTTCTGATTTGATGCTCATTCGACCGCGAGCAGATGGGGTTAGCCCAAACTCTTGACTGAACTGTCTTACCGCGTTAGCCGCTTGAATTTTCAAGGTAGCTTCTGGCCGAGCGCGAACCTGACCTTGGTCTGTCACATAAGTTGAACCAAGCTCGTTACAAACAATGGCCATGCGCACCATCGTTGAATAAGCGTCGCAATACGCCTCGAAGGCTCCCACGTCGACAGCGGAGAGCAACCCCATCTCTGTAAGTAAGGGCCATACACGCTGATACTCATACTGCCCGATCACGTCCAGCCACTCTGGCGGTTGGACTGGAGCTATTTCTGCGCATTTTGGTTCCTCCATGTTAAGTTTCTGGTGACCAGGATTTCCTTCAAGAAGTTTCAAAGCCGTAGGTTTCGGTGGCGGCCCGTATATTCTAGACATTTTTCATTTACTCCCAAAGTGCCCATGACCAGGTTGTCTGCTGTGACACTTTTTACATTGTGATTCAAGATTATTCCAATCAAACCAATCCCCACCTTCTGAGACTGGAACTTTGTGATGGACCAATTCAACTGCCGATGTTCTTCCAAGCCTTAAACATGGCTCGCAGAGTGGATGAGCTGCACGGTACGCCTTACTCACCGCGTCCCATCTGGCACCGTAGCCCCGAGATCTGGCGGACCCGCGTTCTCGCTCTTTCTCGAGAGCCTTCATCTTCTCGTGCGGCTCGCAATACCATTTCTTCAATGGGACTAGAGTTCCGCAACCCGGGAAAGCACATCTACGTCTGTTTTTATGCTCATGGTCCGCGTGCCGGACACAAAACCTTGCGGCGGTGAGTCCGGCACACATGGGATACAGACATCTTTTCAGCTTTTGTACCATACCCTGATTATACCGGAAGACCCAAAGAACAATCAAGTTCTTCTTTGATCCGATGCCTGAAAAATGTGAGGAAACTCGGAAGATCGATATCAACCCTAGCCCGAACTTCAAACGACTCAGAGGAAAGCATGCCTAACATTTGAACACGCCATTTACAGTTATTCTGCCGATAAATAAGAACGGTCGTCTGGCCCTTCTTAGTCTGTCGCACAGCCTGTTCCCACCAACTGTTTAAGTTTAACCGCTCTTGGCGTTTCACTTCGAGGGCAAGCCAGTCCACACCTTCTATGTCGTAGCCCCCATTTTGAGTCTGGGATAGGTTGCGTTTTATATCCACAGGGGGTAAACCCCTTAACGCGTATTCCTCAGCGATTATCGGTTTCAAAATATTTACAACTTCCCGTTCGGCTGCTTTGCCTTTCATTAACTCCATTCGACTCATGATTAAATCTCCTTACCTATTAGATTAAAAGTATAATAAATTTATATAATTAGAATAATGAATATGATTGGGAATTTTGGGAATATTTTGGGAATGAAATGTCATTTCCATGATACACCCGGGCCTATCCTTAATTACTAATATAAATGTTTAAAATGGAAATATGGGAATGTAAATATAAAAAAGCCAAGGGGTTATTCATTCGACTCATGAATTCACCCATTTTGGGTGAATATATTAATTTATTACATTCCCACATTTCCATTTTAAACAAATGCCCTTCTAACGTACAGTTGGCCCGGCTGTAGCGTGGAAATGGAGTAACATTCCCAAACCATTTCCAAGTTACTCAAACCATTTCCAAGTTACTCAACATGGACCATTTACGGTCCAGAGTGACACACCCTATTTTTCGTTCCATTCAGCCCCCAAAGCAAACACTCGTTGATTAAGTGAGAATTTATTCTGCAGGGTTATTCTATCCACTTCGAGTAATTCACCCGAGTCAATCATTACCTTAAGCGAATTATTCAAGCTGGCGGTCGAACCGACTCTAGAGTTCGCAAACGAGGATAGTTGACCCGTGCGATTTAATAAATATCTATACGGGATAAAGCCTGCCTTGTGGACATCGTCTGGGACCCGATAGCTGGCCGCCGGTTTCTTGGTGTAATAGGCTTTGATTACCTTTCGGATGTCGGCTAATTGCTTGCCATCACCTTCTCCTAGATCTCCTTTTTCGAATCTGGCTAACAGGACAGTAGCGTCTCTTTCCGCTACCTGTATAGCCCATTGCATTACATGGGGGGCTATTACAGGGCTATGGTGCCCCATACCGATCGCCACTATGGCCGCCAATTTAATAGCCTTTAAATGGGCTCGGTTCCATATCTCCGCAAAGCCAAGCACATGGTCACCGTTGATGCGGTCGGTAGCCTTTCTTTCAAAGGCGTCCGCCATCGCCCGGGCCTCTGGGCTATAATCCACCATAACGCATGTATTATTACAGCCCATCTGTAGGACAGACGCCACCATATCCCCCAGCCGTTTCACCATACATGGGTCAGGGGGGAAACCAGCATTCGGATTGATATAGGGTCTTGTACCAAGATATTCAATGAAAAGAAATCGGGGAATAAGCCCATCTCGAATCATTTGGTCATCTAACCCCTCCAGAAATGTCTCCGGGGTGCTTTCACCCAGTAGGGTTAGGCAGGGTGCCGCCACCATACCAGTATTCTTTTCCTTATCGGAATACTCCGTTCCCATAAGAACTTCATTCCACCCTGATTTATGGTACAGATCAAGGAAAGCTCGTTTTAGTAGAATCAAGGGGCCAAAGGCTCTCGGCCCGCACATCTGTTTCAGGTAAATACCGAATTCACCAAGAATAGAGAATTGGCAGGGTTTTTCCACTAGGCTCTTGACTAAGGCAGGACCAGAAGCAAACGAGGCTGGTCCTCTGAACTGGTCGACCATCGGGACATGAGCCCTCACCTCTTTTAGAAGTCTATTGATTCCGCTCGCAGCCCCTTCTTTTCCCATACCGGTTTTTGCCAGAAGAATCGTGTACAGATTTAACCCTGTGGATGACAGGTTAAATTGTCTGCCTACTATGCCGGCAAAAAGAGTCAACGAGGCGGCTAGGGCCACCTCTGGGATCGGTCTGATAGCTGAGCGATAGATATAGTCCGCGACTTCGCCCACAAGACCGGGAGGAAAGATACTCACCTGAGCTTCATCTGGGGTTTTGATTTCCTCAACAGGTTGAACGGCGGCTTCCGCCCTCTCCTTAAAGGCACTCAGGTCGGTCTTAGTATTCAACTGGCCCCTGATTTTACCCAAAGCGAAGTCGATGTAGGTGTTATTCCGCTGAGCTTTGTCCCTCTTGCCGAGGGCGGACATTCGAAACAATCGCCTAACTTGCTCATTATCCGGGGAATAGAAAGCAAACATGGAGAGCAGGGCAAAATCTGCTTCTGATTGTGAAGGGTAGCCAGACATATCGCCATTGCATAAGCTGTTAAACTTGTCGGCATTGACCGCCCGCATAGCCATGTCCACAACTTCCGTGTCGGTTTGAATGGCCTCGCGATCTTCTAGGTCGATTGTAACAGTGGTCGCCATTTCGCTATAAAGCAGGTCCAGAATCTCCTGACAGTTCTTCACAGGGCGAAATTTAGTCACATTCCCTGTGCAGATCATATATCTACTATCGCTGTAGACCTCGACCTTATCCCTTCTGCGCCCGGCAGGGATACTACCCATGACTATGATATGGTAGCCATTGCCAGACTGGGACCTTTCGGTATAACTATCGATGGCCCCTAGAATTTTCTGGTGCCGGAGCCACTGCTCCTCTGACTCTGGGGGGTCCAGGTCAATAATGGTGAACGGATCGTTCTTATGTAATACAAAACCTACGTGCTTGTAACCGGCCGCCACGGCCTCCTGAAAAGAAGACCAGGTTGTCGGGTCGGTTGGGTCAGCGGCTTTGCGTGTTCTTGGGTTTATGGGAGTCTTGTCCGGCCCGGCACAAACCCATTGGTTTAACTTACGCAGCTCTTCCGGTATATTCATTAACATGCAGTAAAGGGCTCCCACTTAAGAATTCATATAGGTACTGAGTTCGGTTAACTGATGGGTTCTTGTAGGCTCCAGCTTTGAACTTAACGAGCCAATAAAACGGTATACCGGTGGCCTTATGGACTTCTAATACCGAGGTTTTCTGTTCACGAAGCATACGGAGCGTTTCCTGGAGCAGAGTTCCAGCCCTGTCATGAATCATACTCTCTTCCCCCCATGTCTATACCCACGCGTGGCGTTGTAGGCCAGCTTGATCACCATTGCTTCCTCAAGCGGAATGTTATACAGCTCGCAGTAAGCGAACACTCTCAGCACTAAGTCCGCAAGTTCGATTGGTATTCCCTCTTTCTTGCCGTCAAGATCAATGATCTCTGATGGATGTAGCTGATCCTTGAAGTTTTCGAACGCTTCTGACAGTTCTGCGTGGCAGTTTGAGATGAAGTCGCCAAAACCTTCAGGTTTGTCGTTCCAGCCGTGGGCCTGGTTTACAGCACATGCTTTGGATTGCCATTCTTTGAGTTCCATTACTCCTCCTTAAGTGCTTAGCAATTATAGTGTAAATAGCCTTATAAGGCAAGCCCTTTCAAAGATCATTATCATGATCCGTGCGCTTGGAACCAGGTTCAGAACCAGATCCGAAGATGTCATGAAGATGATCCGGTGATCAGATCCTTTTGTGTATTTCCCTAATCTTAGGAATTGTGTTTTCAAGTACGTCGCTGCCGGTACAGAAGAGGCAGAG